GAGACCCCCCTCAACCGTTTTGTTACGAGTTATTTAATTTTAATTTCCTGAGGTTTTTTCTCATCAGGAATAACTCTTTGTAGTTCAATCACCAACATTCCATTAGTAAACTCGCCACCTACTACCTTAACTTCTTCTGCCAAGGCAAAAGTTCTTGTAAAGTTTCTCGCACCAATGCCCTTGTGAAAGTATTCTTTCTCATCAGGACCTCTGTCCTGAATACCTTGGATAACTAGTTTGTTACCTTTAGGAACAAGATTGACATTAAATTCTTCTTTACGGAAACCGGCTGCTGCGATTTCAATTGAGAACTTGTCTTCTTCTGGGTGGTTAATAATGTTGTAGGGAGGATAGTTATTAGCAATCTCTGAAACGTTCTTCAGGTTTTCTAATACTCCATCGAAGCCTATTGTAAATGGACTAATTCTATTAAAAATCTCGTCCACGTGTGATGTGTTGAATCTATAATCTGCTACCATATTTTTCTCCTTAAATTAAGCAAGTTAAAATTCGGATACCCTTACGGCGTACCCGTTACTATTTATACAGTTTCTTCCTCTGCCTCAGATTTTTCTGCTGGTTTTGGATAAGTTGTATCTCGGTACCACACATTAGCCGCCCACTTCTCTCCCATGCCTACAGGCTCTCCACCATGTAATGCTAATGGATGCTGAATTTTTGTGCCTGGGAATACTGTGCTGAAAACAACTAGCCTGCCTTTCATAGCATCTACTCTTTTATGTAGTGCAGGAAAAGATGTGCCACCACCAGATATGGGTGTGTTCAAATATAACAGAGCAGTCATAACTCTTTGTGAGCCCTGTTTCTCTACTTCCTCTGGTTGGAATGTATCGTGGTGTGGTTTATATTCTTGAGTAGCGCCATAGTTAATAACCTGTATGGCTTCTGCTTGAGTTGTGCTAATGAGTAGCTTACTTTCAAGTCTTTTGTATACGTTATCTACAAAATCACTAGAGCCCCGATGCAACCAAGCATTAGAGCTAGTTCGGTGTTCTGAAACGTGGGAATTATCAGACGATCCTACTTTGGATCTATCTAAACTATCTTTGGATAACTCTATAATCTTATCGCATTCATAATTAGATAAAAAGTCATCCTCATAATATAAAAGAGGATTCAAATTCAATAGCATAATTTTTAGTTATCGTTTAGTTATCGTTTTTTCCCAATGTTGTATTTAGGAACTAAGTTCCAGTCGTTCTTTTCTTTAAAAGATATAATCTTAATCTGCGACAGAGGTGCAAGATCTTCTTCTGTAAGCGGCTGAATGATTGTTACCAATCCCCAATCTGCTAGAAGTTTTGTAATGCTGTTTCGTCTCTGTAGATCGTTCTCTGTTAAGTCCGCTTCCTTTCCGTCTAGTGCAAAAAGCTCTTTGAAGTGGGTAATAAAGTATCTACCTTGCTTATGTAAAATATGGCAAGACTGATATAAAATATTTTCTTTACGAGAAGCGACGCCGATTCGTGAAAGTGTCTCACGAACTTTTAGAAAATCGTCTGGTTGACTTAGAAGGATTTCCATAGGTTTATATCCTGGGAAATCGATGTCAAAGAAGTTGTCGTCGTTCATTTCGCATTTGCCTGTAATAATGTATCCATAACATATTGTGGATAATCTTATTTATACTTTCCCACCTTTAGACGTTATGTTGTATTCTTTGATACTTTCTATGTCTTCAGGAGATAAGATGCGAAGTGCTTCTTTTGCTTTGTTGTAACTATATTTAAAAAAGGTTTGGATTGCCTGCAGGTTTTCTTCTTCTGCTTTAATCCATTTGTTGTATCTCTTAGATTTGCGGATAACTCCCTTGAGGAATTCATACTGCATTTTATTATCTGTATGAGGACGACAATTCATTTCGTTAGCGGCGATTGCTGTATCGGCACCGAAGCCTAGCGACCTGTTAACGATAAATGCGTTGTACTGATTCTCGGACCAGTCATCTACAATCAAGTTGTCTTTGTTAAATGTAATACTGTTCGAAAAATCAAAAGGAGATATCTTTGCTAACTTCTCAACAAACTCATTCTCGTCAATTGATTCTACGGGCGGGCCTAGTTCTTCTAAAAAACTCATAATATAAATTTACCTTCAATTCCAAATGATCCTTGTGGATTTCTTTATAACAAATATGGCAATGATCTCTTGTTGCACTACTTCAAGGACTCTGTCGTCATCATAAGCGTGTGTCCAAGAATAAAGACCGTTTTTGTGTTCGAGGTCCTTAACCCACAATTCGTGAGTATAACCGTTCCTGTATATCAACCTTATCTTTTCTAATTCCTCGGTGTGAGGGAATTTAATTTTAAAATGAAGCATATAACCTCTCCTGCTATTATTTATAAAATTATTTAAATTCAACATTAGCCATGATCTCTGTGAGACATGCTGTAAGGTTAATCTCCTGGTCAGCCACGAATGCTGCTTTGTATTGATAGTCTGCAATGAGCAAAACCATTTGAGGAACGGATTTAATCTCAGGAAGCAATGAGTCAAAGATGTAACGGAAAATTCCTTGTGGATCTGTGTCCACATTGTTAGCAACCCACTGTCGCATCTTCTTCCAATCTTTGCCACGTAAAGAGTTAATCAACTCCTTAGTGTTTACTTCTGTAATGTTGCTGAGGATACCTTCGTCGATTATACCTGCCACAGAGTATCGCTGTAGTTCATTAATAACACGGCGATAGTCTGGGAAGTATTTAATTAGAAGTTCTGCTAAGACGTTTTCCTTAAACTCTATACCCTCATTGTTTAGGATAGCTTTCATACGATCCATGAACTTTGCTGCTAGCTTTGGTTTGTTACCATTGCCAGTTTTAAATTCAATAACCGTTGTCCTAGAATGTAAGGGAGAGATAATTCGGTTCTTGTAGTTACAAGTAAAAATGAACCTACAATTCTCAGAGAATGTTTCAATAAAAGCACGTAAGGCAGGCTGTACTGAATCTTTATTCAAGTAGTCTGCTTCGTCAAGTATTACTACCTTAGTCTTACCCTCGAAACTAACTGCACTCGCGAACTGTTTAATTTTAGTCCTAAGTGTATCAATCTGACGACCCTCGTCCGAACCATTAATAATAATGTAGTCCGCACCAAGTTCTTCACACAGGGCTCTAGCTACTGTAGTCTTACCTGTACCTGCTGTTCCGCATAGTAACAGGTTAGGAACTTCTCCTTGTTTTAGGAACTGCGAAAAAGTATTTTTTGTGTCCTCGGGGAGAACACATTCTTCAATTGTTCTCGGACGATACTTTTCCACCCATAAGAATTTTTCTTGCACATTTTCCATAACTCACCTTAACCATAATATAATAAATAATTTAAGAACCGAAACGTTCTTTAATATCGGCGCTGTCATCTAAGACTAGCTCGATATGTTTTCCCTCAGGCTCTACTGTGGCTTCGTCGTTGCCTGTGATAAAGTCATCGCCTCTGAGGAAGGCCAACACATTTTCAGGGGTAGAGATTTCATAAGGATCGTCGGCTGTATTGTGTCCGAATCCTTTCTCAATAAACCCTTGTTCAATCTCGCCATCGTTTACAACCATAGCGTATCTCCAAGAGCGTAGTCCAAATGTTACATGATCCTTTGCTACAGACATACCTAGACGATTAGTAAAAGCTACAGAACCATCTGGAATTGCCTTAACATTTTTAATGTCTAGACTTTCGAACCATGCGTTCATTACGAACGAATCATTTACAGATAAGCAATAAACTTCATCAATGCCATTCTCAATGAACTCGTTATAACGAAGATCAAACCCTGGGAGTTGGAAGTTAGAACACGTAGGAGTGAAGGCACCAGGCAATGCGAATAAAACTACTCGCTTGCCTGAAAATACATCTTCACTCTTCAGAGTTTGCCATTCATTGTCAACTCTAGTTTGCCATTCAACGGCAGGAACTGCGGAAGAGAAAAACATTATTCGTCACCTTCTTCAAATGGATCTAATTCACCTTTAAGGATTTTCCTCATCATAGATAATGCGGCACCGTCTCTGTTAAAAATGTATTCAACATTCTCGCCATTTTTATCTACTTCAAGAATCCACCCGTTTGTGGCCTGCCTTAAAACAAAACTCATTTTGTCGTTTTCCATAATATACTCCTATATTAGATCTCTGAAGAACGTTCCAAAGCCAACCAGTATTTTAAATCGCTACTAGTGGATTGAAGGAACATGAATTTCTTCTGAGATAATGTTACTTTATAGGCTCCAGGGACAACTTTCAAGTTCTCAATCTGTAGTCTACAATCAAATTCGACACCAGCGTCTCCAATAACTTGCTTGAAGCTATTCGATTTAGGAGTGCTAGGGTCGCCTACAGTAAGTGTTACCTTACCATCTTTTGCTACAACCGAGAGCATAGGCGCTCCAGTAATTGCGGCTGCTTTCATAATCATACCCAAGTCATCTGCAGACAAGTCGAAACTGTAGAAGTCGTCTACTTCAATTTGTTTATCAGGGGCGGATACAATAATGTTAGGGTCTGCATAAAAGTATTCAAACTTTGAGCTACCCTTAGATACTGTAATGGATTCGTCTCCAAAAGATACTTCTTGATCTTCCATGAGAGTTAAGAGAGCCAACAATCCATTTAGATCATAGATTGCAAACTCTTTGTCAAAAGTTTCTGATACTTCTGCTCGAGCAAAGATGTTCTTTCCAGTACTGATAGTAGAAAGAACATTTCCTTGTCGAACTAAAATATTAGAATTGACGGTTGCGAAATTCTTGAGAATGTCAAGAGTTGATTTCGATATTTTCATAATATACTCCAATTGTTTTATGTCCGTGTATTATACGGACTTTCATGATAAATGTCAAGTACGAGTTGTACCGTTTTAACTAGGGGTGTGTTCTACACCGTTCACAAAAATTTCAATAGTGACACCGTCAGATTCGCCACGTTGTTTAATGTCTTGTAAAATTTCTGTACCGCCATCGGCTTCAATAGCAGACAGGTATGTTTGAAAAGTTTCTTGATTTTCTGCGGTGAGGACTGCTTCTGCAACGGTTCCGTCTTCATTCACATTGTATGACAGATCAATTCCGTGCGTTGTCATTAGGGAGCGTCTTTCGATATCCCAATCCGCTTGTTCAGCCGTAGCGGTTGGAAAGTCAACCGATACATTAGGGCGGGTATATTTGTAGGTTACTACATGAGC